TGAAGGCAATCAATATACGGAAGAATTAGTTTGAACAAGAAAAAGAGAGAAAAAAAACTGTGGCAGTCATGAATTTAAATTTTGGAACAAGTCTCAAAAACAAGAATACCAAACTCAAATTCGAGTTGCGTCTAATCTAATTAGAAAATACAGCGAAAGCTCTCTTATAAGATATTTAAATAGCCCAAGCGGTAAAAATGTTTATTCCTTGGGCTTTCTTCATAAAAGTAAAAAGTTTGTGCTACCTTTAAAGTTTGTTGAAAGAGGATTAAAACAATTCCACGAAAAACAAATAGAAGAATCTAAAAAAGAAAAGGTGGTGTTAAAACCAACAACAGAAACATACAAAAAAAAGAAACCCAGAAAAAGTGGAAACCTTTTTTCAATAATAAGGAAAATAGATGGCAAAAAGTAAAGACTGGAAAAAAGATTTGTCAGACAAGTACGGCGACGTATTAGTGTCTGGACTTTCTGTTTTAAACAAGCGAAAAGATTATAAAATATTATCCATATCTCCAATGTTAGATATAGCTCTTGGCGGCGGTATAAAAGAAGGGTCTTGGATTATGCTATCAGGCGACCCTAAGTGCGGCAAGACTACAACAGCGATGCAAATCGCTGCCAATGCGCAAAAAGAAGGTAGGCATGTTATATATGTAGACGCAGAAGGTCGTCTGAAAGAAATGAATTTTGAAGTTCCAGACCTTGATCCAGAAAACATGACGATTATTCAACCAGAAGATAAGCCCTTACCGGCAGAGATATTTTTAGAAACCGCTTACAAGCTGATGACTGATCCAAAATATCATGGGGCAGTTTTAATAATTGACTCTATTTCTTCATTGATTGCAGAAAAGGAATTAGATGGAGACTTTTCTCCAACAAGAGCCGGTCTACCAAAAATATTATCCATATTTACAAAGAAGATGGGGCAAGTCCTGCCCAATCAACGCGGATTGGTGGTGATGATTACCCATACTATCTCTAACACTTCTGGCATGGGCGCTTCTAAAATGGCAGACGGTGGACGCAAGATTCAGTATCAGGCAGATACTAGAATGGAGGTTAAGCACGGTGGAGAAAAGGTTCCGGCCATAAAACCCTGGGAAGACGAAGATAAGAATGCTATAGGTCAAATAGTAAATTGGAAAATTATATGTTCATCTATGGGGTCTCCTGGTGGTAATTGTCAAAGTTATATTCGTTATGGTCATGGGATTGATTCGTGTCAAGAATACCTACAGCTAGCCCAACAGCTAGCTTTAATTGAAAGAAAAGGAGCTTGGTTTAAGTTTTCATTTCTTTTAGAGCATAAGGATTTGATGAAAAGGCTCAAGCCAGAATTAGATGTTGAAAACGAAGATGAGTGCTTAAAGGCTTTTCAGACACAGGGACAGCCCAAAGCATACAACTTTTTGAAAGAAAATAAAGAGGTTCTTGATGTGTTGGCTAAAACAATAAAGGACATGCTATGAAGTTAGATATTAACGGCTTGGATTCTAAAAACTACATATGGAACCCTTTATCTAGCGCATCTAAAAGTGTAAATAGATCAAAACTTCACGAAAAAGCTTTAAAATTACTTGAAGAATTTTATCCGTATGATACAATCTTAGAAGAGGTAACTCTACCCGGAAGCAAAGACCAATTTGGCAGAAGAAATTTAAAGGCTGATATCTTTCTTCCGGCCAGAAGAATTCTTGTCGAAGTGCATGGAGAGCAACATTTCAAATTTAATGGTTTCTTTTTTAAAAATAAATTAGAATACTACAGGGCTAAGGCTAGAGATTCCGATAAAAGATTCTGGTGTGAAATAAACAATATTGAAATTATAGAATTAAATTACAACGAGGACATTGATGACTGGAGAAGAAAAATTAAACGAGTTTCTTAATGCTATAGATGAATGGATAAGTTCTAAGGGTGTGCTAGAGATAAAGAAAAATGAAGACGTTGAAAAAATATTAAATCTTAAATCAGAAGATATTAACGCCCTCTCATCTAAAGAATGCCTAACTTATGCATATGAACTCTATGCTTATTCTGACTATATAGAATCGGTAAAAGCTAAAGAAAAAATCATTTTAGAGTGGGCGAATTCGAGTATCTGGTATATAATATCTCGTTCCCTGGATAACTATGGCACAGGCTACACAAAATGGCAACAAAAATATTACTCAGCCATAAGTGAAAATCCTTTAGCTTCTTCAATATTAAAACTTAAAAATCACGCAGAGGCTAGAGTCTCTAGTATTGACGGAAAATCTTCCAAAATTCAAAAGATGGCAGATACATTAACAAATTTGGCAAAAATAAAATGAGGACATTATGTTAGAAGACTTTATAAAATCTCTTTCACAAGAACAAAAACAGGCACTTCTTGAGAGTCTCATGACCTCTTTAGATAAACCAGAACCGACAGAAAACCCGGAGTTAAAAAGTCCACGCGAGCTAATGAATGAGTATAGCGCCACCGCCGAAAAAGAATCAGTAAGAGACGTTGACCTAGACTTTACTGTTACTAAAGAAAAAGGTGAGGTTAGAACAAGAATTCCCGTTACAGAAAACAAAAGGTTTAATAGTTTCGTAGATGATGGAACAGAGTCTAAAGGTAAAGAGTTTACAACGCCAGACGTAAAATTAACAGAAAGAAGAAGACCGGCGGTCAAAAACATAAAACAGAAATGTTCCAAGTGTGACAAAGTTGTTAACGTTCACCCTGCTCACGCTAGAGATTGGTTTATTTGCGACAGGTGTATCGGCGCTAGGTAATGAAAAGAAAAAACAATCTTCAAGATTTAGCCTCTGAAAGAGCCGTATTAGCGGCTCTTTGTCAGTATGGATTAGACTGTTATTTAGATATTGATTTTGTTACGTCTGACTATTTTACGGATGAAACAAATCAAATATTATTTAGTTGTATTCATAAGACAATTTCAGAAAACGCCAAAGTAGAGCTAGCATCTATACTTTCATCTGCTAATAGCTTAGGAATAGCGGAGGTCATTAATAACAAAGAAGAGATAGCATTTATACGCTCTCTTTTTAATTTTCCTATTCATAGAGAAAACTCAGAAGTCCATGCGGCCAAATTAGCTAAACTTAAAATAGCAAGAGATTTAAAAAAGACTCTGGCATCTTGTCAAAAAACTATGGATTCTATTACTGGTGAAGAAGATATAGTTGACCTAATTTCTATGGTAGAGTCTCCTGTCTTAGATGTTACATCAGAAATATATCAAACTTCTGGCAATAAAACTGAAATTCTCGGTCATGGTGTTGATGAGTATCTAGATTATGTTTCAGAAAACGTTTCCGACTTTGTTGGCATCCCTACAGGGTTTCCAAGATATGACGCAGCTATTGGTGGCGGATTAAGGCGCAAATGTGTTGATCTTATTGCGGCCCGACCTAAAGTTGGTAAATCTATGTTCTGCGACTCTGTAGCTGTTAATGTCGCGACTAACGGGGTGCCAGTTCTGGTTCTAGATACCGAAATGGGTAAAGATGACCATTTCAGCAGAATCCTAGCTAGTATAAGCGGTGTAGACATTCAAAAGATTTCTACTGGTAAGTTTTCTGAAAACGAAATAGAAAAAGAAAAAGTTAGGGCGGCGTCTGAAAAATTGAAAGATATACCATATCACTATATAAGTATTGCTGGTCAATCTTTTGAGAATATACTTTCTATTATGAGAAAATGGATTTATCAACATGTTGGTTTCGACGAAGAGGGTAGAACAAATGACTGTGTGATAATTTATGATTATTTAAAGCTGATGAGCGCCGATGGCATAAATCCCTCGATGCAAGAATATCAAGTATTAGGATTTCAAATAACCAAGCTCCACAACTTTATGGTTAAGTATGATGTTCCCTGTTTAAGTTTTGTGCAGCTAAATAGAGACGGTATAACAAAAGAAACAACAGATGTGGTATCTGGATCAGACAGATTAATCTGGCTCTGTACTAGTTTTACAATTTTTAAATTAAAATCAGACGAAGAAAAAGCAGAAGATAACCCAGAAAACGGAAACAGAAAACTAGTGCCGGTGGTCGCTAGACACGGCGAAGGACTAGATGATGGTGATTATATTAGCATGAAAATGTTTGGCAAAATAGGAAGACTTGAAGAAGGAATGACCAGGAATGAAATACATAATAATGCGCGCTCTAGACAAGAAGGTTTTGAAATAAATGAAGACTTTGACGCAGAATCAGATATCGGCAGCTTGTGATGCTCTGGAAGACCG